CCCCAGGTATGCCAGGGGGAGATCAGCCGGCTGAACTGAAACCCGATCGACCGCGGGCGAAGCTTTTCCATGGCCTGCCCATACTCCAGGCCGGATTTCATCTCGATCCATTTCCCTCGCCGGACCATCTCCAGCCGGCAATCCTCCCGGATCTTCTCGCTGCATTTTTCGCACTCGTACCAGGCTTCGTTTTCAACGACCTTCGGATCGTGATCGTCCCCAAATTTTACCTGGGAAAATTTAGGGATCTGAGGGTGGCCGCAAAAAGGGCAGGAAAACTGAAACCGGAACCGGCACTCACAGTTTTTTTCCCCCTCGGTGATGTAGCCGCCCTCCACGCTCGGCGTGGAAATATAGATTATCTTGCGGCTCCAGATGAACGTCTCGGTACGCTCTTTTCCAAGTTTAAGGGGAGAGGCCTCGGAACCGCTGAATTTTGGGTATTTATTCACCTCATCGAAAAACAGGTATCGGATAGCCCTCATGGCCAGGGAAGAGGGGCTCCCCGCCCACCCGAGGTAGAGAGTCATCGAGGAAAAGGTCTTTTTCAATTTGGTATTGTCATCCTCCGCCCGGTCCGATACCTCCTTGAGCTGGTCGGATGATTTGATCATCTCATCGATCCGTTCCTGGGAGATCTCCGTCGCCAGGTCCTCGGTCGGTTCGACCAGCATCGTAGGGCCCGGGTCCTGCAGCGCCGCGTAAAGGATCATATTGAGCAGAGCCTCCGTTCCGGCAGTCTGCGCAGGTTTCACCACGAACATCTCCTCAACGCAATCGCAGCTAAAAGAATCCATAATGTCCCGCATAAAAGGAACAAAGGAGGTCTCCCAGGGCCCGGCCTTGGCCGACTTAGCCGAAAGCACCCGATGCCGATCCGCGCACTCGCTGACCGTGATGTCCTCGGGCGGTTTCCAAGAAGAAGCTTCCTGATCCCAGAATGGATTCCTTTTCGCACCTATTTCAAAAAACCTCCCTTCCTGGAATATTTTGTCAGCAGATCCCGCCCGTATTTTTTGAGCACCGCCGCCCTCTCTCTAAAGTTTTTCCCCTCGAGTTGGGGATTAATTCTCTTATCCAGGGCAGCCAGGTCCGGTTTGACGTATGAAATCCGCTCCAGGAATTCCGAAAGGACAATTTCTTTGGGGATCAACTCCCCCTTTTTAACCAGCAACTCGATCTCTTTGAGTTGCCGCTGAATCCTTACCAGTTCCCGCCGCTCATCGGTTAGGGAAAGAGATCCCTGGCCCTCCGATAATTTGCGATAATAGGCGAGGAGGCCCCGGACCGCCAGGAGGAACGGAATGAGCCCCTTGCTGGGTTCCGGGATGTAGATCTCCGCCCGTTCGTTCGGATGCTCCTTGGCCAGCCGCCGGTAATTCCGCGCCGACATCCCGAAAACCTTCTGGCTGACATCGTCAAGGCGAACTTCATTGGCCATTTATCTTTTGGTCGCAAATGATCCGGGGTCCTCGATCTGCATCGGAAAGCCGCACCTCATGCAGAAGATAGAGAGGCAGGCCTTGGCCTCGTCCGGATGAGTGGCCGGCGAAGCTCCATTGCCCGGCAATTCCTTCAAATGAGTGGCTGGAAGCGCCCCAACTCCAGCCAGCGCCCTTTTCTTCCTCTCCCGATAGTCGCGGGCGCGCAGCGCCGACGCGCTTGGCCTCCGTCTCACAGGTTTTTCTTTAGTCTTCTCGCCCTTCTCTATTTCGGGATCAAGCGGCCCACTGGAGGATGCCTTGGCTCTCCTTTTGGCGGCCAGCGTGGCCAAGAAATTTTCTTTTCTCTCCGGTGTCCATGAAACTGACATTCCTGATTCCTCCTTTCCGATTTTGGGGTTATTTTTTATCCGTGCGGCCTCCCTCTCTTCTAGCTCGGCCGCAAGGGATTTCATCCGATCCCCGCCCAGCCCTCTTTTGTACCAGCCGGTAACGCCGAATTTTTCTGGATCTCTGTCCAGGTCCTCGCGGCATTTTTCCTCTGTCTGGCTATGTCCTGGCTTGGGAGTTTTCAACGTGGGAATCCATCCCACGTTCGGCCATCAAGAATACGGCCAGCGGCCTTCCTTCCTACCCTAAATGGTACATCTAATCCCACGTCATTCCACACCGGGGCATGATTGCACCATGATTGGTAGGATTCTTTTGAGAGTTGAGAAGGAGGACAGAATTCCCCCCATTGCTTGAAAAAGAAAGGTACGCCTGACCATTGGCAATTATCGCGCACGTTTCTAACCCACTCCAATTTCATCGGCCTTGCACCTGGGCCGGATTCTCCGCCGAGTACGACCCATTTTATTCTTCCTCCAAGAGACTCATAGCTCAACCCTGGAGCCGTATCGCTTAACCAAATAGGATCAAATTTAATAGGACCGAGAAGAGGCTCCAGACTTACCCAATGAACCGCTGCCGGGATCTTAAGCAGGATGGGGATCTTCTCATCGGCCTCTTGCTGGTTGCAGACCGTGACACCAAACCAATTTTGTTTTAATCCTGGCTGAATCCGGAATGCCCTATCCGCAGAATCATTCCAGATCCCAAACTCCAGCATTCTTTGGGGCCGCTTTGTAAGCCATAGAAATGTATGTTTCGGTCTGTTTGTAGTTCTTGCCATCGCTGCTTGTAAAAAATCGAAGGAAACATCTGGATGAAATCCATCATTCAAAATCAGCCAAGATACTGGCTTCTTGGTGCGGAGGGGAAAGTCAAGGTTATCGACGCGGCAATATGTTAACCCGTTATATTTTCCCTTCACGGTCTTGATATGCTTCCCGTCTGCGTCGAAATCGAATCGGGCGTCATACCTTGCGCTCCAACAATGCTCACATCCCGGGGAACATGGCGTGCAGCCATCCACCAGCCTCCAAAGGCGATCCCAATAAAGCCCCTTGGATATCCGATCTGGTTTGCTAGTAATGCTCATTCATCCACACTCACTTTACAAGAGTAGGTTTTCGTCATCTGCTTAAATATTTTTTGAATTTCCTCCCTTTTCCCCAGCCAAATGCTCGGATGGAAAGAGAGGCGCACGAAGATATTTGGGTCCTTTGGTGGGACGGACCCATTTTCGCTTAAATTCCCCAAAAGATTGCTCAGTTCTTTCTCATTAAATCCCATCAACTCCACATTAACCGGCTCAGCGCCAACTTCCATGACCAGATTTTTCAGGGCCGGAATATCGAAATCTGCTCCATGTTGGTTAGCGGCAATGTTGGCCGCGGTTTCCTTTTTCTTCGGCCAATCCACCTCCCTATAACTCCAGTTTCCTTTCGGGGTGATGATGTATCCGACCGCCACCGTCCCGACGGAATCATGAGTCTTCTTTTTGACGATCCCCCACTCCGGATCAAGGTGTTTTATTCTCTGATGACCTCCAACGACCTGGCCGGTGCGGCAATTAAAGACAACCCCTGAAAGATCCCCGAACTCTTTCATCGATTTTGACAGCATCCGCGCCTTCTGATCGGTGATTTTCCTTGGGTTCAGCGGGTTGGGTTTGAGGTCTTTGACTTTCATCCAATTTTCTCCGCCTTCAAACTGAAAAATTGATTTTTGAAGTGACACCCCTAAAAAACAAAACACGCGCGTCCGAAAATCGCGGTGGTGGAACCCCTGCTCTTCCTGGTCCAGGAAGGACCCGTGAAATCATTGGGGGTTAAGGTCCTCGGTTTAATTCTTTCTGGCGGCGCTTTAGATCGTCCAGGATGGCTTTAAAATCCGCCTTGCCCTCCTCAGCCTTGAGGCTGAAGTCACGCTCGTTAAAATTTCCATGCTCAACCGAGATGATTTTGTTAGCGTACTCGTATGGGTTTGCAGGGCGATACTGATCGATCCTATCTAGGGTCTGGATGATGGCCTCCGGATGGGCGGTCAGGATGTTGTCTTTGATCCATTTTTGGCAGGTCCTCCAGTAGGGCGTCAGCTTCATGGTTAGCTCTTCGATTTTGTGTCTTTGCTCTTCCGTGCAGTTTCTTTTAAAAGGCTCTTTGAGAGGTTTTGGGTTATCCACAGGATCTTCTGGTTTTCCCTCATACTCCCTTTCCTTGCCTTCTCTTACCTTACCTTCTCTTACCTTACCTTCAGCACGAGGACTCGCCGAGCACTCGGCGACAACTCGCCTAGTAGATACAAATTCAAGCTCTTTCCCTTCCCATTTTGATGATGCCCACCTAGACTCAACTTCCTTTTTATATTCAAATTTTTGCTTTTCCTTGAACTTAGGATCTTTGACAACTTTCCTTCCTTCCTGGTCTCTAAAAAGTATCCACAGCCCACTGTTGATAATTTCTTCGACAAGATCAGATATCGAGGACTCGTCGAGTTCTCGGCGACGGGGCGCCACGTTAAATTTAAGGAAATCAGCCTCCGCCTCCATGCATCCATCACGGTCAAACCATGGGATGCACCATGTCCAAAGGAGGGCTGCTGGGAGCGATAGCGAGTTAACCTTTTTGGATTGAGAAACAGATTTCCACAGCATCCTTCGATCCGCCATATTAGGACATCTCCCCCATGCTAATATCGAAAAGAGTCGGAACCTTCATCCGTTTCTCTTCATCGCGTAAATACGAGTATCCAAATTCCCAATAATCTCTTGAAAGTTCAATCCCTATCCCCGTCCTACCCATACGCAAAGCAATTAAGGGTACGGTGAAAAGGCCAGCGAACGGGTCTAAAACGACCTCCCCCTTATTACTGTAACGGTTTATCACGCGCTCAACGATATCGAAGGGAAGAGGACAGACATGAGATTCGCACCTCCTGCGGACCTGGTTGGCGTTCAAGGTCTGCATAAAGGTTATATCCGTCCATACCGCCGACCCATTGCGGCCATGGCCGGAGCATTCTGGACCCTGTGGGGGGAGTGTCATAAAGCTCGCCGGGAGTCTCCCTTCCTTCTCCAGCGGCTTCGCAAAATTGACGTGCTTGTGGTAATCATAGACCGTGTTTTTTGAATATTTTAAATACCATCTGTAAATCTGTCCGGTCTCCAAATTTTTTAAAACATCCGGGGGTAATTCTTCGACCTCCTCTGGTTTTAACTGTCGGTCCCCGGATGATCTCCAAAACGAATGAGCGTCAATTTGCCACTGGGATCGCATATACTCGGCTTTGTCTTTTGTCACGGGTTCGTCGGCGTAAGCCTTGGAAATATCGGTTTGTCGCTTGCGGAATAGCAAGAGATATTCTGGCATCCCGACGCCCATCTTAGTAGAGTCCTTTGAGTTTTCGGTCCATCCGAGCCGATAGGTTGAGGAGTTCTCCCGGACCACGTCTGTCACAATCGTAATGCGCCCGAAGAAGATGAAACCGTGTTTTACAAATGAACGAATGCAATCATCGGAAAAAGGCGAAATGCTCATGACCCCAAGCCCGTTTTGATGCCCGTATAAAAGCCGGTCCTTGGCGTGTATGGCCGCAATCCGCCCGGGCTTAAGGGCCCGGTAGAGCTCGGGAACTAAAAAGTCCATCTGATCCCAAAAGGACTTATCATCCTCGTTGTGGCCGAAATCGTTATATGACGCACTGTACTCATAATGGTTTCCAAATGGGATAGAGGTATGAATCAGGTCGATGGAATTATCCTTGAAATTGGCCATCTCCAAAACGCTGTCATGCTTTATTGCCCGGAACATCTCTCCGGATTCCTCTTCCCGGCTGCTCCCGATCGATCTTTGAAGGTCGGATTTTAAAGCCTCATTCAGCATTCCATATTCCTTTACAATCGCGCTCATTTTTTCAACCAGTTTATTATGCTGTACCCACTTCTTTTTAAGGACATTAACCACCTGGTTTTCGGCTTCCGTGTGGATGATGTGGATCTCGACTTCCTTGTCCTGCAAAAACCTGAAGATCCGGTGGACGGCCTGAATGAACTCTTCGAACTGATACCGTACCCCTACGAATATCGCCTTGTGGCAATACCTTTGAAAATTGCAGCCCTGGCCATTTAATTCTGGTTTGCTGGCAAAAATCCTTGATTTCCCATGGACAAAGTCCAGGATTCTCTTTTCCCTTTCTTCGATGGATTGCGAACCATAGACCTCAACGGTTTCGGGGATTGCCTTGCAGATTGCCCTGCGTTCATCTTCAAGGTGATGCCAGATTAGCCAATGATCAGCAGGATCGGCATCGGAGACAATCTCCGCAGCTTTATAAATTCTCCGGTCAAGGGAATTTCTTTTTTCCTTGACTGCATCGCCGATGCTCGCTGCTGAGTCCGAAAACATTTTATGCTGGCCCCATGAGTCTTCCCGATTCCAGGCGGCCTTATGATCGGTCGCTACCTTGTGCCAAATAACTTTCATTGGGGGTAGGGAGTATCCTTCATCCGAATGGCCCAGGTCTGACGGCTTTCCAATAAATAGCGCCCAACTCGCAACCCATAGCCAGAATTCCCTCTCCAAATGCGGATGAAGGGTCAAATGGCCGGCGTGCTGCGGGTCCCGTTTGAACCACCGCGTCAAGGCCTGCCCGGCGTCCATTACCCCAAGATACTGAGCGTAGTAAATCAGTTCTTTGTAATCGTTCGGGGAAGGCGTGGCCGTCGCCACGTAGCGGAATGGAATGTCTTGCATGACTTCGGTAAAGGTCAACTGCGTATCACTGCCAAGGGAGCGGAGAACGGATCCCTCATCAAGGGAACATCCGCCCACTTCTCTTTCCAAAAATTCCCGGCTTATATCCGCCTCCCTTACTCGCTCATAATTGGTAATCAGGTATGGCGTGTCCGACTCCATAGCCTCCTGATCCGTGCGTACGTACTGAAAGCGGATGCCCATAACAGGGCCATCTTCGTCGGAGAATTGGTGCTTGACTCCGAGGGGACAGACTACCAAGACCTTTTTTTTGGTCCTCTCGTGAATCTGCCGAAGGATCTCGATTTCTATCCTGGTTTTCCCCAGCCCGAAGGATGCGGCAATCAGCCCCTTTCCCCGCATGATTGCCCAACTAACGATATCAACCTGGTGGGGTTTAAGATGCTCGGTCTTGGTATCAGGAACAAATCCGGTCATGGTCGATATCGTTATTTTGTTTTCGAGGAATTTCTGATAATTCATTTACTTTCCCAATTTCTCAAGAGCCCGAACGTCCAGGCATAGACCATGAAAACGCTGAATATGAAAATTCCCCACTGAGCATTCATCCAGCAGGTATACAGCCAGGCTGGCTGGCCGCAGAGGCCTACCAGAAAGCCCCAGCGGCGCCAGGGTTGCCGCAGGCCGATCATGATGATCGACGGCGGGCCAGTTGCCAGGATCGCTATTTGATCAAGGGATAAAATCATTTTATTCGCAGCCCTTCAGTTCCTTAAAAGACTCAATGATGGCCACTATATCCCCGCTGATAGCGGCTTTCTCAGCCCTCTGAAGAACGCCCTCAATCATATATGCGCCAAATACTCCTGCTTGCCCGATGGATTTATATTCTTCGAGCAGCTCTCGAACGCGAGCTTGTTCTTTTGGAAAATCTTCTCCCACCGATGTCATTTTCTACCTTCGATTCCTTTTACCGCTTACCGCCGCGGACGCTGGCCAAAGATCGGGATTTCGTCAGGCTGATCTCCCGCTCCGATGAGAACCGTTTTTCGGCTGCGGAGCGTTTCAAGGTCTTCCTGGGCCGTCTTTATTTGCTTCTCCAGATTCGCCTGGGACCGCTCAAATTGGGCCATTTCTTCAATCTTGTGGAGGGAATCGAGGATGTGGTTTTTATGATCCTCGACCAACTTCTCGGCCTTCGCCTGCATTTCCTTGGTAGCCTTCTCCGGATCTTCCCCTTCCTCGATCGTAGCTTTCATGGTGACTTGTGGCCGTAGATTTGAATACGACTCGAATGGATGATTGAAGGTTCTGCCGGCCGACACAATAATTTCTGTTATTTTCACGGATATCACCTCCTTTGCGCTCTTTGCGCCTTTGCGTGAGATAGTGAAGGGCGCCCCCGCCCTGCACGCCAGGGCTGCCAGGAAAAAATTGGAGGGAAATCCAAAACCCAGCCCGAGGGGCGCCATTAGAAAAGTGATAGCTGTTCTTGCCGCTCCATTTCTGCGACCTTGATAAGGTTCACCGACGCCTCGGCCTCCGCTTCTGTTGCCAATCCTGGTAGCAGGGCGGGCAGATGCCGTGCGTCACGTTTTCCGGGTCGCCCGCTTGGAGGATCTCTCCGCACGATCCGCAAATGACGGTCAGGATCAGTCTGTCTTTCAGGTTTTTAAGGCCCTGGATATCACTCAATGATCTCAATTTTCACCCTTGGGTTTGCCTGGTCATAGCCAAAATCAACGCTGCCAGCTACCAGCCGGTCCTTTTTGAAAATTGCATCCTGGATACCCTTCCGCACATTTTCCGGGTCTGCGTGCTTCCGGTTTCTGAAGTAAATCATCACGTTTAAAAAAACCTTTTCTTTCGGTTCCGGATCAACGCGCTTCTCCCAGGCGGCGACGTGGACCTGGTCTTTGTAGGCAAAATAGCGGCGGATCGCAGTCTTGATCCGGAGGCCTCCCGGCCTGAGCTTGTGATCCGGAATACGCATAAGCTTCACCTGGCCCTGGGTCATTCGCAGGTAGGGGACCGGATCCCCGGAGACGGTGAATAAAATCTTCATTTTCTCTTACTTTCCGTCAAATCCTTGTACCGGGGCGGGGTCCAACGGGGCTGTCGATTCTTGTCTGCGAGCTCCGCCCTCAATTTGTAGGCCTCGTCAACCGCCTCCTGCCTCTCCTTCTGCGCCTTCGCCCGGTCGAATCGGATGCGCTCGGTCAAACAATAGTGCGTCGGAATACAGACCAGGAAGGTCATCACGACCGCTGCGACGATCCATAGGAAAGTTCTCACCCTACGTCCGTGCCGGCTTTCATGTGCTTCTTGGCCCGCTCATCAAATTCCATTCGTTCCAGCGTTTCTTCCTGGCGGTCATGTGAAGAGGCAAGAATCGCCGCCAGGACAAACCCCGCAGAACCTCCGAAGAAAAGACCCAACAGAAAGTACGGATGAATCAGTACGCCCCACATGATTTCCTCCTTTTTAACAGCCTCCCGCAGATCAGGTTGACTGGACTGATGAAAAGCAGAAACGCGCCGAGCAGCAAAAACAAGGTGATCCAATCTTCGATGCCAACCATGGTCTCCGTCATTTCATCACCACCCTGGGGCTGAAGAGTTGGTCGATCTTGGTTATTTTCAGGCTGATCTGGCGGTTATGGAGGCTGTGGGGGTCGATGTAGGTCCCGCAAATAAGGCATCTTATCTGGAGGAACTTTTCATCAGGGCCGACATTCTTTTCGGAGATCATTTTCGAACCGCATTTCGGGCAATTCATGGGAAAGACTCCTTTCTCACGCAAAGGCGCAAAGTCCGCAAAGAGATTATTCCTGGTGCATAACTTTCGCCTTCGTAAGTGCATAAACTAGTTCCACCCGGATTTCCCGGACAGGCTGGATCAAACTCGCCGTAGAGATAAAGACTAAATCCTGTCCGTTCTCCCCACGCCTAGTAATTTTCTAGGGAAGGTCACGTTCGATCCTCACGAGTGCTTTCTTCGGATGTAGGGGCGACCTGCCGGTAGCCCTTCCGGCCTTGATCAATTTCCGTCTACTTCGATTCGCCTTCTTTGCTCGATCGATGATGCACTGATTGCAAAGCCCCAAGCTCCTCCCATTCTTCCCGACCCGCTCCGGCACCTCCGGATGATGCTTACAAACGGGCTGCCCTTCCATTTTGCCCTCCTTTTTTTGTGCTCCGTTTTCGGTTCCGCAGGATATGCACTTGTAGCCATTGGCAACGCGCTCGCCCGTCAGGTTAAAATGCTCTATCTCAATCGTAGACCCGCCGCACCGAGAACATTTCGTCATTCTTTGCGACCTTTGCGCCTTTGCGTGAGATCATTCGTGCGCCGGGCAGCCTTCTCTTGAGCCGCACGACGCGCAGATAGAGTCTTCCACTTCTCCGCCATTCGGTATGAGCTGATGTCGATCTGGTAAATTCCGCCGACCGAAATCTTTGGCAGCATTACGAGGAGGTTGGCCCGCCGCATGCAATCTTTCTTTTTCAGCAGTTCACAGGGACAGTCCCGGTCCTCGTATACTCCCTGCTCATTGAGCCTCCGGGCATGCTGGCCGTCTCCCATGCACTTCGGGCCACGCGATTTACCAAACCAGGCCAGGCGCTGGGGGAAGATTATTTCCGGGTCCTCAACCGGAAACATAACGTCCAATTCTTCCGCTTGCTGTCCGTAAACCTTCGCCGCCTCCGGGGGCAGAATGAAGTGCTTCTTTTCGACCGGGTATGAATTCCCCCCTTGGGAGATCGCCTTCACCCCGAGGCGGATCTTGCCCAAGCGCGGGAGCCGGCGCCGGTCGCTCAATCCTTTTATTCGAGTGAAAGTTTTTAGTCCCTCCATTTAGAGCTCCCTCCTTGCAATCAAGCCAAGATGGTCACTTCTTTGGGCAGATTTTGCCGGAGCCATGCCGCGATTGTTTCTATCGCCTTTAATTCCCAGGCTCCGCCGTCGGCTTCGATCAATGCACACTGCGGCGCTTGTCCTTCACGGCGTTGAATCCGAAAAATGAAAGTGGATGCCGGCTGATCCAATTCTAGGAAAGTGCGGAATGGCTTAAGAACGACGGGGCTGGGAACCGGGACTTCCTCTACGCGGACGATGGCCACCTTTGCCGTAACCTTTTGAGTTACTCCATCATCATTCCACTGGGTAACTTTTTCGTCGCTAAGATTACCAACCAATTTGATCAACTGGCGCGTCACGTCGTCCTGGACGAAAAAGGTCTGTAATCCGATGATGAAGTTCTCGCCGGCGAGATATGTTCCAAAGGGAAATTTCCTCAAATGCGGCTGGGCAGTCATAAAATTTTGCCGGGTCATGAATGGGTCAGAGAGTGAATCCAAAACCGACACTTTTTCCGGTCCTTCCACGTGGACGATTGCATCCGCCTCCGCAATGGCATCAGGATTCCTATCAAAATAATCTTTGATCGCCGTCAGGGTGCAAACCTGAAGGGTCTTCGCTTGGGGTTCCAGGATAGGGTGAATTTGCATTGAACTGTAAGGCCGTTCGGCCACGGTAATGACCGGAGGAACCGCCATCTCTAGGATCTTTTCGACAAATGCTCGTATCATTCTTTTTCCCCTCCTTTTTGGGCCATGACGGGGGCCTTAAACTCAAGCCCTAGTTGTTTTGGGTGGTATTCAGAGGCGACGATCCCTTCCGCGGTGCGCCCCAGGAAGATTTGCGTCTTGATCGGTGGACTCGACGCGACCCTGGAAGAGCATTCCGTCAGAACCTCGATGAGGTCACGGTTGTCGTTGGGCTTGAATTTGACCGTAAGGCGGATCTCCCGCGCGGCCTCCGTGGTGTTCGGGTCAAGGATGTTATCCAAAACGCGCGCGAGCTCATTGTCAAAGATCTCGATGGCCGCGCCCCTCGCCAAATTTACTAATGAAAGGACTGCTGGGTTTCCCATATTCCTCCTTTTATCCCTCGCTGGATTCTGCGATCATGGGCAATGCCCTGGGCAATTTCCCCATCTCCAGGGCTTTCGAAAGATGCTGGTAAAGCGTTCGATTGTCAGGCAAAACGATATCTGCGGCGAATTCCTGTTCTACGGACCGGGTTCCCCGTTCGATGGCGATGAACTTCGCTTTAATTAAGAGAAGCAGCTCGCGCCAGCGGGACCGGCATTCCTGCTCGTGCATCCTGTCGATTATCGAATCCTTCCTCGACCGCCCGCGCGGACTCTCTATAAATTCTTCTTTTTTGGGCATTATCAGGGAGATTTTGTAGAGGTTGTTTCGAAAGATGAACTGAATCTCGGAAACCCTTTCGTTCGAGAGGTAGGCGAATCCGGTCGATCCGTGGGCTTTCAGGATTCTCTCGATCTCTGCCTTGGATCGATCGACAGGAACGGTGGTTTTTTCGGCGTATCCCATTTATTCCCCCTGCGGATGAGGATCTGTGCAAAAGAGTTCAATCGGTCTGTCGCGTTCCTGCGGAAATGATTTGGCGATCCAGATGGCCTCGTCGATCGTCTTTCCCTTTCGGATCTCATGCAGGGCGATCCGCGCCTGGTTTCCCGCGAGGTTCTGAATTTCTTGTTCCAGTCTTTCTTTGGGAATCTCCGCCATTTTCCCTCCACTAATAGATTAATAACGCCGGGCATTCCCCGGCATCCTTTTCCCCAATTAGCCGTAGCCGAAGCCGGAGCCGGAGCCGTAGCCGGAGCCGTAGCCGTAGCCGGAGCCGTAGCCGTAGCCGGAGCCGGAGCCGTAGCCGGAGCCGTAGCCGTAGCCGGAGCCGGAGCCGTAGCCGGAGCCGGAGCCGGAGCCGTAGCCGGAGCCGTAGCCGTCGCCGTCGCCGGAGCCGTAGCCGTAGCCGTCGCCGTCGCCGGAGCCGTCGCCGGAGCCGTCGCCGTAGCCGGAATTTAATCTTCCCATACAGGCACCTCCGAAATTGATTTCCGCGCGAGACCCGTGATTGGGATGATCTCGATCGCCTCCGTTAATAAAACTTCGGAGACCTCGGCGGGGAATTTGCACTGATTCGGCTTGGAGGTTCCCTTGGTCGCCAGTTGAGAGAGCGAGGCAGCCCCGGCCCAATACCAGATCCGGCGGGCATCGGAGAGGAGAACTTCCTTTCCATTCCGCTCAACCACGGTTCCGGCAAACACGCCTGCGGAATACGTCCTCACCATGCAATACTTTCCAACGATTTTTTCATCCATGATTCTTTTCCCTCCCTGGCCGGAAAGCAACTCGCGCCGCCTTCCGGCCCCTTTCATCGGGTCCCGTCATTCTTTCTGCGCTACCAGTTCAGTCCGTCCGGGCCCCTGAGTCAACTCGACCGGTACTTTGCCGGCGAGGTCCTGCCTTTTTTCCTTGGGCTTCATTCTGCTCGCCTCGTATTCCTCATAAATCTCCGGGTGATTTTCCAGCATCCAATTCAGAAGGGCTAGATGTTTGCGGTCGATCTTTCTGATTTCGGCCTCCAGGAGATCGTTGATGGCGTTGATGTTAAGCACTCTGCTCCTCTTTTCTCGCCTTCGCCTCCCAGTAGCGGCGGGCTTCCACCCGGATCACGTCCATTATGTTCAGTGGACTGGCGGACGGCCGGGAGCATTTCGGGCACCGGTCGAACCCGCTTTCTACGGCCTCCTCCTGGATCATATTCGGGAAACACCATTCCAGCCCGCAGGACTTGCAGAAAAATTTTGCCATTACTTCCTCCGTTTTTCCTGTTCTATCGATGCCTCAAGATTCAATAAATAATCCCTCACGGGACCCGAGGCCATCGATTCCCTTTCAAAGTCGGATATGCGGTACCCGGCATTTCTTAACGGGATGTATTCTCCCTCGGGGGTCTTGTTGGCCAAATATACAGCCGAGCCACCCGCAAAGGGTCCTCTATCAAAGGTCACACCAATTTCGAAAAGACCATCCTTCAAAGGATCCTCCCAGTTAATTTTTCCGGGAGTCGGGATCTGCCCCTCCATTCCCTCGGGGAAAATGGCCCTTAACCCGCTGCCCGCCGTAATATTCACCATCACTTCCTTCTCCTCTCCGCCTTCCAGAGGTCGGAAACCGTGTCCAGGGCATCCTCCAGCTTCTTCAGTTCCTGCCTGGAAATGATTACCGCCTGACCGATCTCAAGGGCGGCGTCTATGACGGATATCGGGGCGTTTCCCTGGCCCGACCTGAATCGGCAAAGCGCAGCCCCGTCGATCTTAACTTCATCTGCAAGGGCGCCCTGCCCCTTTTCGGAGATCAGCCTATTTAAGAAGTCAGAGAAGGCTTTCACTGAAATACATTTCCT